GCACGCGCTTAGCTGAGGGATTCATCGTGAAAAGGTATGTAGTCTTGAACAACTCGACCACGGTCTTTGCGTGCGTCATGACCATGATGGACGAGCGGTTGTTCTTTCCTTTGCTACCCTCCTCTGTTCGCCTAAACCAGCGGTGGTTTAGCTTGAACTTCTTGTTGGCTATTCGGCAAAGCCAATAGAAGGGGTGAAACAGCTGAACAGGTATAGTCGGAAGGCCTATCAACAGGCTATTGGATATCAGGAATCCTTCCTTCATGATAAGGAACCCTGCCAAGAACGCTGTCGCCACCTCAGGTCGAGAGGTTATAACCTCTTTGTGGAAGAAAGCCGTGTTTGAGGAGTGCAACCTTTGAGTCCTGTTGGTGCGCTCAACCCAATATCCGTGCTGCTCCATCCAAGCTTCGGCCCCTCGAATCGCCACGTAGACCGTTCGGGTATTGGAGAACTCTCGCTGCGCAGGCTCGTAGTAGCTGACCGACCATCCCTTGGCTTCAGCAAGCTCACGAACAATGTTCACGATGTCATGCGAGTAGGAGACGTCGCTGGCCCTCGTCTGCACCTTACAGATTAGGGGCTCAGTTTTCAGGACCAGAGGCAAAAAGAGCAGGGGAGTAGCTATACCCCTGAAGAGCACACCCAAGGCAAAAGCCTCGTCAACCGTCATCGACGAGTACTCGTCAAGCACAGGCATTTTCTCGGTGGTGACGACGCTGTGCTTTTTCCTCACGAGGTCAGAGGCTCGACACCAACCTATCATCCCCGTTTCTTTGTCCTTCACATAGAACGGGTGGTTGCTGCTGTACATACCAAGGGAGCCGTCGTTCGCCTCGACCAGTGTGCAGGGTACATTTCCGTTGTACTGCACGCTCTCGACTTCTACCCATTCATGCTCTTCGGTGACTTGATTTAAGGTAGCGACCTCTACCTTTTGTCCCGACTCAAGCATTTCTTTGAGCTGTAGGGTGTTGACCAGACTACCGTCACGTAGAATGAAAATCGTCTGTGATGTTACGCAGTTATGCGTTACTGTGTAAGACCTACCTGCAATGTACGTATGCGTCTCGTGCTCCACGCCGATGCACTTCATGTCGACTGCGTGAGACTCTGGGACGATTGCCATAATCGTCTTAAACAGGTCGTTTCTTACTTCCAAGCAATTACCGCTGACCAGTACAAAGTAACCTTGAGACCTAGCCAGCTCCGCAGCGTCTTCAGCGTCTCTCGAAGTGCAGAAAGAAAACATGCGTGAGTAAAAGTTAAACCTTTTCAGCTCTAAAAGATTAGGCCACCTAACGTTATCTTTCAGGCTATGCGCGATAGGCTTACACAAAGGTACTCTGCAAGTAAGACCTGACTCAAGTATCTGAACTGTTGTTAGTGTGTGAAGACTGCTATCGCCGGTCGAGACTAGCCACTGATGGTCACCGCTGGCGACCTGATAAGTGAAGTCAGAAAACAAGATCCTGTATACTTTCTGCTTAGTTATAGGCGTTTCAGATATAATCCTGGTAGGGCTACCATCCATAGCGAACACAAGGTCGCCTGGGTGAAGGTCCTTTAGTAGCTTCCAACCTGTAGGGGTAGGAATCTCTGTATCAACAGGAAGTGCTTTTCCAAGCTCAGTGTGTCCAAGAATCGAGGCCGCCTTCGATGCCGTGCAGGCTTCTTGGAGCCTTACGTGATAAGGCGCTTGCTTAATAGGCTCCTGAGTTTCTTCGTCCCTTAGTACGTATTGCACAAAATAGTTGGGGTCCTCCCTAGAAAGTGCTACTCGGTACTCATCGAGTTGCTGCTCAAGCTTCTCTATGGCAGAAGGGTCTGCTTTCTGAAGCCGAAGAAGTTCGGCTCTAATTTCCTCTTCAGACGAGAACATAATTATGTCCTTGAACGACGATGTCGATAAGTTGACCGGTCGCTACCTTCGTGACCGTATCATTTTCTGGTCCGTGATCATCATTGGTCTGACCATCTCTGCGGCTGCCATGATCGCCTATACAGGCGTATCCAGGGCTGAGCCACCACCAATGATCGAAGACTTGAAGCGACGGCCTGTTGTGAAAGCTCCAGAACCCGTGAAAGAGGAGCAAGCCGACACAGGAACCAAGACCGTTGGTGTTGGCCCGATGTGTATTGCTGAGTACATCGCTCCAGATCATATGGGTGTACTACTAGAAGAAGCACCTTCCGAGAAAGAAAGAATTGCTGTCGAGACGGCTATCGACAAGTGCGAGCGACAGGTGCATCAGGTGGCCGACCCATGGAAGGTTCTCGCCCTCCACCGTCTCGAAGGTGAGCTTGGAGTTCCCAAGGAGGCCGAGGGCCTTCTCATCGCCACATGGTGCTGGGAAGGGGCGATGCGATCAGACCGTCCCATCCGTGGTGATTTTCACGGTGGCGTGGCTCACAGCTTCGGACCTTTCCAGATGCAGGCGTGGTTCTGGGGCTGGTGTGGGCTACCCACCGCTCCGATCGTGTACGACGATCTTCTGATCGCAGGCACCTGCTACTGGTCACGGGTCGAGCACATGGCGAAAAAGAACGACTGTAAAGGCGAGGCGAAGTGGGCCACCGCCGAGGCGATGGCGGCCAACGGCTTGAAGTACAAGCATCAGGGCTGCCGGGCTGAGTCGAAACACTGGAAGGAGCTGAAGAAATGGCGAGCGATGTGAATCTTGCAAACAGGCTGTCCACAGAGGCGCATTACATCGTGGATAATCGGATCCGGCTCTACCGGGTCGTGAAGGAAATGCAGAGCGAGCTGCACGTCGCCTCGAACCTTCATGGAAGCGACCTCGTGGCCGTCGATTCGTACGACCTTGAGATGCTCCTCGAATGGGCTGAGAGAAAATTGGCGCCCAAAAAGCGCAATAGTTTGAAGGGCTAGTGAAAAAGTTTGGGGGTGCCTCATTTTTTCTGTTGCACCCATCGGAAGCCCTCTGTACAACCCCTCTCACCTCGCGGGGTCACCTGCTTGGTTATCAGCTGCATCTCTTACATCTCAGACTTTTGAGTTCCTTTTCTTTTCGCATTGGCTTTTGGTCTGTGTGATCTGATCCCTGTTTTGTTCTTTTGTTTCTTTTTGTCCTTACGGACTTTTAGGATCTTGAGACTTTCCTGGTTTGGTTCTCTTTTGTCTGGGCTGTATAAGCTGCTAAGGACTTACGAGGTTCGCCCCTCTCTGCTCCATGAGGCCCCTGAGGCCCGCTGATACAAAAAAGCCTCGGTTCCCACCGAGGCTTTTTTGTTTTCTACCGTCTGGCTATTAGACGGTCACGCTGCATGCGCCGCCGGTCACGCCCGATCCGGCTGCACCAGCCTGGATGGTCGCATCGCCGGTCGAGAGGCAGAAGACGCTGACGCGCCCACCGGTACCGCCGACACCGTCATTGCCGACAACGCCGGTTCCGATCTTGGCACCGCCGGTTCCGCCTGCACCACCAGTCGCGCGGCAAAGGCCGGGGACGTCAACAGCGACAGCCTTCGCTCCGTAGACGAAGACCACTTCGCCACCACCGCCACCACCGCCACCACCACCGCCGCCGCAGTTACCGGTCGTGGCCGCAGCGCCGTTCGCACCCGCACCACCGACAGCGGAGATCACGCCTGCAGGCGTGCCCGTGCTGAGGTAGAGGTTCTGGCAAGCAACGAGAACCGTGCTGGCTCCGCCACCACCGCCGCCGCCGTTACCACCGCTGTTGGTGGAGTCACCGCCACCAGCGCCACCACCAGCACCACCAGCACCACCGGCGACGAGGGTCGCGCCAGCAACACGGCCATCGAGGATCGCACGGTTGACGAAGAAGTTGGCCGAGACCGCTGCACCAGCGCGGAGAGCTCCGCCAGCACCGGCCGAGCCGAGACCACCCGCCGAACCCTGGCCACCAGCGCCGCCGTTGCCGAGAGCAACAGCAGAGGGAGCCGAGGCCTGAGCACCTGCACCCGTGCTGCCCGTGGCGCCGTTGGTACCAGCACCCGAAGCCGCGACGAACGTCGAAGCAGAGCGGGCCGCGCCGGCGGTCGCGGTCACAGCCGCGTTACCGTTGCAGTGAATGGCGTTTGCGTCTGCGTCAACGAGATTGAGGGTACGGGCGAAGAGCCTGTAGCCTGCGGTGTTGATGGCACCACTCGCTGCGAGGGTAAGCGTGTCGAAATAAGCGTCACGGGTAAGCGCGCCCGAGGTGAGGGGGCCGCTCGTCGTGTTGGAAGCAGAGACGGTCAGGTTTCCGTCCGTCGGCTCGCCGACAAGGACAGTACCCGAGAGCGCTTCCTGAAGCTGGAAGACGCGCTTGAAGAGCGCATGGTTGAAGATCACCGGAGGAGCCCCGCTCTTGTCCGCAGACGCGGCGGCCTCCTGGGTAAGGGCATTGGCAACGTTGCTGAAATCGGTCAAGGTCAGGCTCCTTTATGTTAGGTAAGACCTGTAGCAGTCATGGGCTGCAATTCAAGATCAGGGAAGGTGGTGCGTCATGGCAGGCAAGGCTAAGAAGAGAAGGGAAGCTAGAGAGAAGAGAGAAGGAGAGGAGCTCAAACAGATCATCGTGCGTCGCCTGAGGGAGAGGGTAGACCAGAAAAGAGAGGCGATGGTCACGATGGCGAAATTGATCGATGCTCGATTAAAAGCAGAGCAAGCCAGCGACCCGATTATTTCTGGATATTCGAAAAAGAAGTCCCAGCCGACTATTTCTTCAGAGGAAATGTCTGGCAGGGATTAAAATAATCCAGCAAATAATCAGATTTGATCACGAGAGACCCGCCCCGCACGACCCCTGATTTTACTGACAACGGCTTCGTGCGCGGGCCTGGGCGATTCATCTTGACAAAATCAAGAATGTAGTGCAGCCTCCGCTGCGCAGCTTGGAAGGAGGCGGCGCGCAGCGACAATCGGCGAACGCCGGGAAGGCAAGCGACGCTGACGAGCAAGCGCGGACGGAGGCAGCCGAAGGGCGAGTGCATCCGAGCACGGAGGCTGCTGAACGGTAGCGACATCCCGCGAAGCGGGTAGCGGGCAGTATGCCCGGAGCTTGGGGATGTAGGCCTGGGGGCTTGGGATAATCAGGGCTGCCCAATAGTCTAAACCCATGGTCCTACGGACCCTGGTGTGATGATCAGGAGCACTCCCTTCCTCCCTTCATCCTCACATCAACCTCCCTTCTTCCTCCCTCTCTGCTCTCCCTTCTCTCCCCCTACACATTCTCTGTCTGGCGGTTGTGGGGAGGGGATGGGGGGAGGGGATGGGGGGAGGGGATGGGGGGAGGGGGATCCCGGAACGGAGGGATGATCCTGACCTTGACTCCCCCATCCCCCTATCCCCACTGGCGGATGGGCGCGCGGAGTTGTATGGAGGGGACGGGGTGAAGGACAGACAGCCCCATGGGCTGGTCGGGCTATCCCCCGGTGGTGCGGGATCCCGGCCCGCCCCCTCTTGCCCTTCTATCCCCGTTGCGTGCTATGGGCGGTCATGGACACCGTCTATCTTCTCTCCCCGTTGTCTGGCGATCCCCGCGTGGCGCTCGCTTATGCCCGCCTGTGCGTGGTGGATGCCGCCAACCGTGGCGAGCAGCCCATCGCCGTGGCGCTGCTGTTCTCGCGTGCGGATGGCCTGCCCATCTCCGTGGATGCCGAGCCCGATATGATGTGCGGGCATGACATGCTGCTCCGCTGCGATGCGATCGTCATGTATACGGACCTCGGCCGGACGGACGCGATGCTCCATGAGGCGATGCGCGCCTTCGACATGGGCATGCCAGTTTTTGAGCGAAAGCTGGGCTGGGCTGTTTCCGCTTGACAAACGAAACAGGGTCAGGCATCTAGCAATAAGCTCTTAGATCAAAGGAGTTGCAAGATGCCTAGAGCCCCTGCGTCCGAAGACCGTCGGCAAACACGCCGGCGTTCCAATACCAAGCTGAACGAAGAAGATGTTGTCGCTATCCGTGAGCAGCTCGCCGTCGGGATCAAACAAGCCGAGCTTGCCCGTCGGTACGGCGTAACCCGTCAATATATCAGTCTGATCGCGAACGAGATGTCCTGGGTGCCGTTGTCTAAACGCGCGGTGACCAGCAGACATGCTGAAAAGCCATGAGCGACCTCGCCATTCTCACCAAAGAGGCTTGGGTAGAGGATATTGACGAGCTTGCGGAGCGCTTCAAGGGCAAGTTCTCCGTGGATGAAGCTACGGGCTGCTGGCTGTGGATGGGCTCTACGACAAAGGGGTATGGCTCGCTGCATACCTCCCGTGGCGTCCCTGCCTATGCGCACCGCGTATCCTACGCCATCCACAACCCTGGGGTGTCTTTGTCTGGGATGGTGGTGTGCCACCGCTGTGACACACCTCGGTGCGTCAATCCTGGACACCTTTTCCTTGGTACTCCTCAGGATAACATGAGGGATGCCTGGGAAAAGGGGCGTGTAAAGCTGCCCAGCAAGCGATCATCGGGGGAAAGGCACAAGAACGCCAAGCTGTCCGACGCCGACGTGCTTGAGATACGCCGCCAGCATAAGCTCGGCATCACTCAAGGCTCTATTGCAAAGAAGTTTAACGTATCAACATCAACCGTGAGTCAGATCGTAAAGAATCTGGCTAGAAAGGAAGTAAAGTAATGTCCAATGTGGATCATCCGAAGCACTACAACCATGGCGCCATCGAAGTTGCTGTCGCCATGGATATCCTCAACGGTGCGGGCCAATGGCTTGGCCATGCGCTGAAGTACGCCTGCCGCGCCCCTCACAAGGGCAAGTTCGTCGAGGACATCGAGAAGGCCGTCTGGTGCGCCGAGCGTGTGCTAAAGCGCCGGGACGTGGGCTGGTCAGAGAAGGTCAGCGCGACGCAGTGTGAAGCCATTGTGGATGCGCTCATCAGCGGCGTCACCAAGGTTGATTACAAGCAGCGCGCCGTCGTGGTCGACCTCATCGAGGCTCTCGTGATGTACGACCCCGAGACCGACTACAACATCGCGTGCCTCGAAAACGCTGTCTTGGAGGCCAAGAAGCTCATCGCGCAGACGGTGGCGGTCTCTATCGACACCAGCAAGGCTCAGTTGTCGGCGCTCTCCCAGAGCGAGCCGAAGCCCAAGGAAAGGGAAAAGACGCTTCAGCATCAGGTGAGCGAGTTCCAGACCATGATCGGTCGGCAGCGCCCGGCAAAGCCTGAGGTACCCTCTGACGAAATCCTGCACCTTCGCCTGATTCTGATCACAGAGGAATTCTGCGAGCTTTTGGATGCGTGCGGCATCGACACGAAGAAAAACATCAGGAGCAAGCTTTGGTACTACATCACAAACGACTCTAAGGCGGACAAGGTGGACATGGTCGCCCTAGCTGACGCTATGGCCGACCTCGATTTCGTGGTCGAGGGGACAAGGCAGGAGCTCGGCATCGATGGCGCTCCCATCGCGATGGCGGTGTATCGCGCCAACATGGCTAAGCTCGGCGGGCCGAAGGACCCGAGCACCGGCAAGCATCTGAAGCCCGAGGGATGGAAGCCGCCGGATATTGGCGGAGAGCTCACTAAGCAGGGGTGGTGAGGAAATGCCTGTACCGTGGGCTCATAGCTGGATGACGTCGCCCAAGGAAAATGGGCGCAGCGTCTCCGTATGCGTGAAATGCGATCTTGCAGTGGATCACAAGTCAGGATTTGGTCCCAGCCATACGGCCGCCGACCGCTACCTGAACGGTAAGCGTCTGAAATGCCGTGAGCCCCTGCCGTTGTGCAGTAACGGCAAGCGTGAGAAGGCCCCGCCAAGGCATGTCTGGAAGGTGGTGGGGGACGCTCCCCCGTCGCCTTCTGGGTCTCCGTGCAAGAGCCTCGTATGCGCGCGCTGTAACATGCAGGTGGAGACTCTGAAGTCGGTGCGGTGCATCGCCTCAAGGGCCAACAACAGGTTCTGGCGCCGGTACCGCATGAGCGACACCGAGGAGTGGTGTCACGAACTGCTCCCCGTGTGCTTCGACCTGAAGAGCGATGACGTGGCGCAATATGTGCGCGAGAACTGGGATAAGGTCTCCGTACCGAAGATGGCCAAAGCCCTCGGCATTAGCACGGACGCCGCACGACATCGTGCCAAGCTTATGGGGCTAAAGAGCGAGCTCACCGCAGGCGGGCATAAGCCGTGGTCCGAAAAGGATGACCTCAAGCTCCAGTGGGAGTTCGAGACGCGCAGTGTCAAAGCAATCGCCAAGGACCTTGGCCGAGAATACGACTCAGTGCGAAGGCGAGCATATCATCTTGGGCTCCTTCAGAACGGGTACACCCAGGGATATGAAAGCCTTGAGGCGGCCTCTAAGCGTACTGGGTACAACCCTGATCAGCTGAAGAGAATGCTGCATGGCAGGAACGTGCGGTCAAAGCGCGTGGATGCAAGCCAGGAAAAACTGATTAACAAGGTAAATAAAAAGGTCTACCGGACGGACGACATCGACGACGCCGTTAAGGACTGGCTCAAGTCAGAGACTTTCTACCAGGCGTGCCTGCGTCTGGAAATCCTACCGCACCGAATGAAGAAGATGCTTGCAATGCTAGGCGTGGAGCGCCCAGAAAAGCTCGCAGGACAGCACTGGCGAGTACCGTCAGACATTCTCGATAAGGCGGCCAGACTGAGCGATAAAGTCATAACACCGTCCGAGTATGCTCAGAGAAAAGGTATCGGAGTGGTGACCGTGACCCGTCGCCTTGTGAAGATGGGTGTTGAGAAGGCCGGAACTCGTAAAGTAGTCTACCTTCAAGAGGACTTCTACGACGAGATGATGAAGAAGTACCCGATCGAACCGAAGTACAACTGGCGGGATAAAGGGCAGTGACATGGGTCATACGTATTTTCATGAGTGGGAGCAAAGCCACACGCGCTGCCCATCGGACTTAAACCGCATGCCGGAGCCGCCAAGAGGCTTTTGTTGGGAGCTTGTAAGCGTTATCGAGGTCCAAGAACCTGTCGTTGATGACGAGGGGAACCTCTATATGCGTAAGTTCCTGAGAGCCTTCTGGAAACGGCCAGTCGCCGCGAGCAGTGACCACTGATCAAACCGCTGTGGTAGTCATTGAGAGTTCATCTGCGGTGGAGCGACCATGTCGAACCTAGACAAACTTGGATTGGAGCTGGAAAAGCTGATCCTAGCCGAAGGCAGCGAAGCGGGCATGGCGATGTGCTTGAAAGACATCGCCCGAGCTTATCTTGAGACAGTGAAAGACTTCAGAAGACTTGAGCTTAGGCTTCTCGATCTAAGCGGCCGTGACAAGACACAATAATAAGGCAGGGTGTTCCTCGATTGCGACGTGGTGTCGCATCGTTCAGCGCCGTAAGGTGGCTGATTGCGGATGACCCGTACAAGCCAGCGACTTCCCCTGCAAAGTGCGTCATGCTTACATACTTGAAGTCGTTAGCTCACCACCGGCGAACCGGCGCCGTTAGACCCCCTGCTTGAAGGGGTGCCGGCTATACAGTAAAAGTAGACAGAGAAAGCCTGTTTGCTGTAATAACGAAAGGCGCTGACAACAGTTGGCGCCTTTTTTCTTGTCTATAACGAAGGTTGTCATGGCTAAGCGCTCAAAAATGAAGCTCACTCCTTGTCAAGAAGATGCTATGAGCCTTCTTAACAGTGGAAAGAACGTATTTCTCACAGGTGATGCAGGCACCGGAAAGAGTACGTTGCTTGAGGCATGGAAGCGCACGCTCAATCCGAAGCTAGTCGCTGTGACAGCTTCTACAGGTGTGGCTGCGCTCTTGGTGGGAGGCAGGACCATACACTCGTTCTTCAACATCGGTCGGGGCGAGGACTCCCTCAAGGACCTGCTGAAGAACCGCTCTGCAACGAGCAGGAGCGCTCAGGCTGTCAAGAGCATCAAGGTGCTGATCATCGACGAGGTCAGCATGATCGGCGCCTCTATCCTCGACAAGATCGAGGCGATCGCCCGACACGACAGACACTCAGACGAGCCGTGGGGAGGCTTGCAGGTAGTGGTCGTTGGAGACGCAGGCCAGCTTCCACCTATCAACGATGACTGGTGCTTCATGTCTGAGGCTTGGAAGCGCTCCAAGTTTGCGCCGGCGCTTCTCCGCACCCAAGTGCGCACCGAGGACAAGGCTTTCGCCCGAATCCTCAGGTCGGTTCGGAACGGCGAACTCACGGATGACGTCGTGAGCCTTCTCGACAGCCGCCTCGACCCTACGCCAGACGACTCTTGGGTGCGATTGCTGCCCAAGCGTGCAGACGTGGATCAGTGGAACAACCGCAAGCTCTTCGCCCTCGGCACTGAGATACGCAACTTCGTCGCCATCAAGGACGGTAACGAGGGGAGTCTCAAGTCGCTCGAAGCTGCCATGCCGGTGCCGATGAACCTGCAAGTAGCCGAAGGTGCTTACGTCATGTTCCGGGTCAATCATCCCGAGGGTCACTGGGCAAACGGTACGACGGGATACGTCGAGAGGGTCGGACAGTCGACCCTCACAATTCGACTGTCCGACGCGAACGGTAACCCAGGCGAGAACTCCTTCTCGGTGTCTCGGCACTCTTTCAGCATCAAAGGCTGGGACGGAGCATCACTCGCCGAAATCCGTCAGTTTCCTGTACAGCTTGCTTGGGCTGTGACAATTCACAAGTCACAGGGAGCCACCCTAGACCGAGCCGCTGTAGACCTCTCTAATCTGTGGGAACCGGGACAGGCCTACGTCGCGATGTCACGAGTCAGGAGACCGGAAGGCCTCGCGGTCATCAGGTGGTCACCGGAAAGCTTTGTTGCTGATCCTGACGTCAAGGCCCTCTATTCCGTTATCGAGAAAATCCATGACAAACGAGCAGCTAAACGAACTGATAAAGCAAGCACCTCTGATGAGGAGGTATCCACTAAAGAAGTGGAAGCTTTGGTTGCGAACCTCAAAGAAGAAGGTTTCAACATCCCTGACATGGGCCTGTCTGTCAGAGTTCGGCCAGTCGTGCCTCAGTGAGGGTCTCACACCGGCCACGGTGAAGACCTACCACAATTACATCAGACGTTTTGTCCTCAAGGCTGCGGTCTCTAAGGGTTGGCTGACAGAGGAAGACTTCGTCAGCTCATACGAGCATCGGGAACGGTCGGCGATGGCGAAGGCCTTCTACGAGAAAGCCGTGCCCAACACGAAAATCGGCGTGTGCGTCTGCGGCGAGCCCGTTTACGTCGGCATGTACGACAAGAACACCAGGACGGGTAATGCGAAGATGCTTTGCGCGACTTGTCACAAATCAGGTCTATCAGGGAATCTTCAAAGGGCCTCAGTCAAAGGTCACTCAAAGAAAGTCGCCAGGCTCGTTGGCGAAGTACCTCTGTCAGTCGCGGCTAACATCCTCGGCACCAGCGTCGCCGATGTGAAAGCCATTCTGGTCGGTATGAAGAAAGCAACCGAAGCACAGGGTGACACCGCTTCCGAAGCGCTGAAGAAAATCAGCAACGGAACGATCGACAGGAGGCTCATCTACCCTGACGACGCCATTGTCATGCAGTCGCCTTGGGCTATCATAGACGTGTTCACCGTTTAATGTCTTAGGTAAAAGACCTATAAAACAGACAACTCACAGTCTCTCCATACTCAAATCGATGCTTGGTAATGTACATGGATACCAAGGAGGTGAGTATGGAGGACGACGAGTTACCAACCGGGTTACGCTCTTGTCCATTCTGCAAGAAAGATCAGACCTTCATAAGGCCTGTGTTCTACTTCCCGTTGCTTTCTGAGCATTTATATCTGGTCGAGTGTTTGCACTGCGGAGTCAAAGGCCCGCTGTGTCGCACTATTAAGCAAGCCAAATCTGCTTGGAACGCCGAGATAGAGTGAGGTCGAACATGCAGGACGACGCTGACATCATAATACCAATCGTTTTCTTCACTGTTCTTCTTATATTGACTGCCATCTTTTACTGACGTCAATCATCGTCGAATGATGGTAGCTTGTTCATCACTGGTCCGGCTTCTGTCTTCGATACGTCTATGACGGTGGGTATCGAAGGCAGAGCCGGAAGTTTTCCTGAGTCCTTCAGGGCCAGCAGGGTGGACATGATGCCGTTGATGCGCTCTTCAGGCGTGCGGCTGTCGATGATCTTGATCGTCGAGTCAGCGTCACCGAGATATTTCCTCTCGATGACCTGAGCCTTCTCCATCGCCTTTGTCAGAAGGTCGATATTCGTGATGGCCCAAGTGATGACCTGCTGCATACGAGACAGGGGCACCTCCTCGTCCGCCATCATTTCTTCGATCAGACCATTTATCTTTGCCTGCAGCTTCGGAAACACCGAGGTGAGCTGAAGCATCTGTGACGCGAAGGCATCGACGGTCACCATGATGGACCGCGCCGCCATGCCTTCAATGGCCCGCTGCTGCGCAGCGTCGTCCTGCGCAGCGTTCAGCATCTCGGCCTGCTTCTGCATGAGCGCCTTGGTGGCTTTGGCGCGTGCTGCACGGGCGGCGAATACCTGACGCTCAAACAGGTCCTTGATCGCGGGCATAGGCATGTCCACCGGCGACTCGATCGGCCACCCTGTGAGCCACGCCTTCTTAGCGACCTGAGGGACAGTACCAGCCACACGGGCAGCAGCCGCGTAGTCGTTCTTCCCGATGACGCGGAAAGCCTTCACCAGATCGTCATAGGTCTTGGGCGTGGGTCGCAGCTTCATGATCAGCTCCAGCGGCTCTTCTTACTTTTCTTTTCAGGCGAGATGGCCTTCTTGATCGCTTCAACACGATCAGACACGGCCTTACTCTTCAAGGTCACCATAGCATGCCCGACGTTGGCGTAATAAAGCAGGTTCTCTTTGACCTCTGCGGGACGGAGGTCCTGGCACCGCTTAAAGCCCATGTCGATCAGCTCAGAGGTCGGCTGAATATCAAGCGTGGGCACGGAGCTGAGAGCCTTGGCGTAGCCGCGGATCTTCCACCGAGTCATGGTGACAGAGTGGTAGCCCATGGCATCTGCGATCACACTGACGGGGTAGCCGAGCTCAGCCAGAGCCATCGCATGTTCCCGCGTGCCATCATGGGAATTGAGATGGCCGAAGAACACCGTGCGCCGCTTGACGTAGTCCTTGAGGTCCAAGATGTCTCGACACCTATCGACTATCTTTGAGGGCAGCGCGCTCTCGATGCGGTTGTAGACACGATGGGTCGGAGCGAAGGTGACCTTCTTGGCCTCACCAAGAATGTTGATGACCTCTTCCGTCAGCTCAGGGCCGAAGATGTCGACAGCGATGAGATACGATCTTTTGTTCTCTTCCATAGCTCACTCCGATAGTACCAACAAAAACGGCCAGCAAGGCTGGCCGAATTGTCTCGGTGTAGAGAAGTAATCAGGAGGGCTCGGCGTAGACGCCGTCCTTACCAAACTTCCCACCGCGATCGAGGGTCGCGATGTAGGCCGCAGTCGCGCCCTTCGGGTAGCCGAGACCAACAAGCTCCTGGCCGAGCTGATCACGGGTGACCTTGCCACGCGCCGAGAGGGTCTTCAGGACGTCAGCCATCTTCGGACGGTCCGTCGTCGCCGCTGCATTGGCAGCCTTCTGCTCAGCCGAGAGGGGCTTGCGGCCACGCTTCTTCGGCGCCTCTGCAGCGGCGACAGCTTCGGCAACCTCAGCTTTCGTGACAACCTTCGTTGCAACACCGGGCTTACGACCACGGCGGGGCTTGTCAGAAACAACCTCTTGGGGCTGATTCGAAGCGAAAGTGAGGGCCTGGACAACACGCTCGATAGCGAGCGTGGGGACATTCACCTTCCAATCGTTGGCGGTGATGCTGGTAAATCCGTTTACGTTCTTGATTTGCATGGCTGATGCCTTTGGGCAGTTACCCGGTTAGGTGGGAGGACTCCCGTGTTCCTGGGGTGAAATTGCGTTCAGCGCTAAGTTGAGTCAACAGTAAATTAGAAAGCCATACGAATACCGTCTAACGACTCAACGAGAGCGGGGTTATGTGTGATCACAATCACTGGTCTGGTTGCAGCTATGCGGTTCAAAAGCTCACAAGTAGCCTGCACACCGTCAGCGTCAAGAGCGTCGAAAGCTTCATCGAAGATCAAGGTGCCCTTGGAGCGAGACAACGATGCCAGCGCCAATAGAAGGGACAGGTCAACACGACGTCGCTGACCACCGGACAAAGCCTTGTAGCCGTGCCCACCACCGTAGCCCTCAATCCTGATTTCTATCTTGTCCTGGACCTTGCCGTTGCCGAGCTCGGTTTGAGCGGAGAGTCCAAGGCGAACCCCTGAGCAAAGCCAGCCAAGGTAGGTGTTGGCAAGCTCTTCGAGAGAGGTGAGCGCCTTCGACAGAATAGATGACCGCACACCACGGACACCGAGAATGCGGATCGTGTGCTCCAACACCGTAGAGGACTCCGACCACATGTCGAGATCGAAGGTCAGGACAGAAATGGCCTCCTGCTGAGTTTTGTAGTCAGCCTTGAGCTCAGCAAGCTTGGCCCGAATACTCTCAGCCTGCGAAGACGACGCCCGATTGATGATCGCTTGTAGCTCACGCAGACGGTCGTCGATCGCTTGAGCTTCGTTGGCGATCTCAGACATGCGGCCGCGACAATCGTCCTCGACTGCGACCAGTTCGGCGCTGGCCTTTTTCAGGGACTCTTCCTGCTCTCGCAGGGTGTCCTCTGGGATAGGCTGATGGCACGCATAGCAGACACCGTTCTGGTGCGAGACGCCCTGCCGCCGGGTCACGTCAAGGTTGGCTTTGGCTTGGCTGATCTTCATGAGCATATCGCCGTGATCGCGGCTCAACTGGTTTCGAGCGGACAGGCCGGCCTCGGCCTCGGCTTTGACCGCAGCGAGGTCGACGTCCTCGTCACCGACGGAAGCAGCCAGCAGCGACTTGAGGCTAGAAGCGTGTTCCTTGATGCCAGCGATCTTCTGGTTGACGACACCGATCTGATACTTGATGTTGTTGAGCTGGAGAGCAGAGTTCTGCAGCTCCTTCTTGGCGTGCGAAGCAGCGTCATCGAAGACAGCGACTCCGATCAGCTTTTCGAGCAGCCGCTTCCGCTCAGCGTCGGTGGCACCCGAGAAGAGTGCAGCATCAGAACTGGAGAAGACGTGGGTACGACGCCACGTCAGCATGTCACCCAGCTCGACCTCAAGAGCCTCCTGCCCCTTGGTAGGAGTCTCGAACACAACAGGAGGTTTGCCGATGTAGTTCCAATTCAGCTTGTTAGACCTTTGCGAGCCCCTAGTGACTTCAATTTTATCAGTAACGAGCCTAACCTCGCACTTAGTTGTAGTCGGTGGAGTATCACGAAGCATCTTTCCCCAGGCTGCCCATGCAGGAGCCTCTAGGCAACGGACAGTTTTCCCGCTACCATTGCGTCCCGTGACAGTAACAATTCCTGTCGCAGGGAACTCAACAACGGTCTCCGGGAAGTCGGCAAAACCCTTGAACCAGACCTTTTTTATGAGCATAAGCTTTGAATCCTACTTTGGCATCAGCCCTGTTCGAGAGCGGCAGGTAACAACCTACCCTGTAAATGTACAGGCTGTTCTTGGTTTTGATCCTTACAAGGAAGTCGCTTCCTTGTCTATCAAGCTTCCTTTGCTACCAACAATACCTTCTCACATGAAATCATGGTCAGGTATCACGCACCTGCTTGAGCTTTGGCAACAAGCAGCCAAGTGGACCAACATGCCTGAGGACAAACGGAAGAAGGCTGAGTGGGTGTGGAGGAACAGCCTCAAAAGAGAATCAACTCAGCAAGCCCTTCTGGCGTGCGTAGAGCAGCTCCACGTCCTCCGTGATGAGAATAGCCAGCTGTGTCCCCTCCTGTGGGCATGGTGGCGTATCACTAAGCTGCTAGAGGAGGACAAGAGCGGCATGGAGTTCCTCTCCGTCTGGTCCGCCTCCGCGCTGAAGTCTCCGAAGATGCGAAGGTGGTTTTACCAAGAGGTCGATCAGGAGAATATCCTGAGACGACAGGTGTGGCCGGAAGGCGCATCGAGCCTCCTTTCCCTTATCCGACAATTCGAGGATGAGGCTAGAAAGCTCCCTGACGCTTCTTCACATAAGCGTTTGTGGGAAGAAGTGTATAGTCGAGTTTACAATGACACGATCGAGCGCGCCAGATTTGTGCAAGCGTCGGCTCAGAGGCGAATAAAAGAGCGTGCAGAGAAGTACGACCTCGGAGTGTGGCTCTCGACAAATCTCGTAGAGTACCTTGGACTTACCCAGACGAGCACGTCTGTCATTCAAAACAGCTTGCAAGCGAAAACCAAGCTGCGTAAGAATTCAAAGAGTCGGTAGTCCCCCTATACCCAGGAGTGTCCATTGGACTCCTACGGCCTGCATCCACAGTTTGAGCAGTCGGTGATCAGCTATTTCTGCTCAGAGAAAAAGTTCTTTCACCTGTTTCACAAGTACATTCAAGCTGAGCTATTACAAACAGAGCATGCAAAGATTGCTCTTTCTGCTGCAAAGAGCATCTACAAAGATATTTCTGATGCTCCTGGCAGTACTGCAATGGTGCTTCAGCGCGTTCGCAATAAGGTCGCCACAGGCGAGGTGACCGTAGACTCTTACAACGAGCTGAGCTTCTACCTTGATGAAGAGCCGTCCGTGAAGGACTGGCGAGACCTCGCAAAAGAGTTCACCCCGGTCCTGAAGGAGTCGATGCGTCACAGCGCCGTCCTGAAAGCGATCGACACCCGCTCATCGAAGAAGTCGATGGCCGAGGTGGCTTCTCTGATGCAGGAAATCGAGCAGATCGGTGAGTACGTCGAAGGAAAGGCGCCGCTGTCCTTTGACGACGACGGCGGCCGCGACGTTTTCGCTGCTCTCGAAGAGATGAACACCATCGGCCGCATGAAGACCGGCATGGATGAGGTTGATCTGGCGCTTGGCGGTGGTCCTGCGTGCGGCGCTCTCACTGTTCTGGTTGCCCGCCCCGGCGGCGGCAAGAGCATGTGCCTGTCACAGATCGGCGCCCATGCCTTTGCTGCTCAAGGCAAACAGGTGGCACACGTTACGATCTCTGAAGTCCCAGGGCCTGTGGTTATGGCGCGCGTGCTCGCACCAATCCTCGGCGTGAAGATTTCGGATATTACTCGTGATCAGGCCGAGAGCCGCCGTCTTTGGCAGGAGTACAAGCAGCGGCACGACGCGAATATCGGCGGCTACAAGACCTTCGAGTTCGCCTCGAAGACCCCGGTCAGCATGATCAGGACCGAGGTCATGAACTACTACCAGAAGAACTTCAAGACCAAGCCGGACGTCATCATCTTTGACTACCTCGGCCTGTCCTCGTCGCTCAAGGCACCCAAGGGCGCCAACTCGTACACGCAGGGCGAGTACATCACCGGCGAGCTGCTCGACTGGGCTCAGTCGGAAAAGATTTGGATCTTCACGGCGGCGCAGAGCCAGCGCATGGGGACCAAGGGAGCCAAGGCGATTATCGGCCTCGACAACATCGCCGACAGCTACCACATCGTGCGGATCGCTGACATTGTCATGACGATCAACACCGTTGAAGAAGAGCCTGGCCAATTCCAAGGCCAGTTTCACTTTGCGAAGAACCGCTTCGGCTCATCCGGCATCACGACCGCCCTGTGCCCCATCAATTGGGACACCGGCCTCGTCGCGCCCTCGTCATTTTTCCAAGCCAGACGCATGTCCTTCTTGGCAGCACCCTTCCCGACCCCGGCTTACGTGAACTAAGATGTCCTACTACATTCGAGGATCAGCAGAGGTCCTCGAAGCGGTAGCGGATACACGCCCGAGTCCATCTGGATGGGTTCGGGTGGTGTGCCCGTTTTGCCTTGCTTCGGGGCATGAGACCACCAAGAAGAAGCTCTCGGTCAGCTTCGAGACGGGCTTCTTTCAATGCTGGCGTGCAGACTGCGGCATGAAGGGCTTCATCGACCTCGATGAGCGCACCCTCAAGAAGTACAAGAAGGCGGATAAGAAAGCCGAGCCGGACGACGGGCGTGTCCCTCTGCCTGCCGACTTTATTCCGCTCTCACCGTACAACAGCGGTCTGTCCGTCAAGAAATTCTACGCCTACCTGGAGTCTCGGTTTGTCAGGGAACAGACCATCGTCGAGGCGAAAATCGGGGCGTGCCTCGTCGGCGAGTACGCCAACAAGGTAGTCATCCCAGTTTTTCATGACGGCCAGGTGGCGGGCTTCACTTCCCGATCGGTGGTCGGAAAAGATTTCATGAACCCGCCGAAGTTCAAGCGAACCCATTTCATGCTGAACGGCGATGCTCTTCAGGAGGAGAGCACCGAGCCCGTGATAATTGTCGAAGGCCCGTTCGACTGCCTTCGCCATTGGCCTTACGCCGTCGCGTGTTTCGGAAAACCGACCGCGCATCATGAGAAATTGATTCGGGCCGCCAAGAGGCCCGTGGTAATCGGTCTCGACGCCGACGCCCAAATGGAAGGGTGGGCGCTGGCGCTAAAGCTAGAGCTTGCAGGACAAGACGTCCGTTTCTTGAAAATCCGACCCGGCACCGATCCGGGGAAAACACCTCACGAGGATTTCATGAATTGGGTATCGACAGCACCCAGAGCTTCAGCTACAAATCCTTCTACCTCTAGCATCTTGAAGTAATCAAGATGCAGTCTTCAAAGGAAATTCCGTGAAGTATAAAAGCGCATCAGGTGTCGTTAGCATCAACGGCCAGGACGCCGAGTTCAGTGTTTCTGAGGACGGTAACGTCTTCATCGCCGTCAAGTTCGCGGCTTTCACAAACGCAGTGGGGTGGCTTCAGCAGCTTGAGAGTCTGACACAGCCTGCCATGTCGGCTGCGCCTGCCCCTGTTGAGCCTCCTCCTGCTCCCAAGGCAAAGCCGCAGAAGAAGGTCGAGCCCGAGGTCGTCACCTACACGCCAGTCCCCGAGCCCGTCGTCGAACCGACGGTCACCCCGGTCGTGACGTGGGTTGACGCACCAGAGCCTGAACTGGAAGAAGAACCTCTCGCTGAAGTGCCGGTTGCTACTCCAGTCGTTGTGGCTGAAGACCTTTTCAAAGAGGAGCCGAAGGAAAAGAAGGAAGAACCCGACGCGCCCGCTACGTCGGGTGAGAAGCGCCGTGGTCGCCCGCCGGGCTCCAAGAACAAGCCCAAGGATTTCGTGGTCGCTGGGCTAGACACGGTACCGGCGCCCTCTATCCCGACTGTTGCAGCACCCGCGCCTGCTCCTGCACCCAAGAAAGAGGAGCCCAAGAAGGCTGAGCCGATGACGCCGGCCGACCTCAAGATGGTCCTGCGCCGCGTGCTCAAGATCAACGAGACGTCGTTCCCCGTCGAGATCGTGCCGACCGAGCTTGGATGGACGGCAAGCTGCCCGCAGCTTCCTGATATTCAGGGCGTCGGCACCACCGACGCTGAGGCTGTTGCGGATATCCGCGCAGCGATTGCGGACTGGCACGCCGCCATGACGCGGGCAGCTGAGAAAGCGAAGGCTGAGGCACTCAAGCAGCCGCTGCCACCCGAGGTGAAGCCTCTTGTCAAGAACCCACCCGTCTACGCTACCGCTGAGCAGGCGAAAGCGGTCACCCCGATTGAGGACACGCTCGACGACCTTGGTCCTGAGTGCGTGAAGTGTACGCAGCCCGGTGAGGCTATCCGTCTCGCGCTGTTCTACCATCTCGACAAGAATCCTCAGGAGCTCAAGCGCAAGCCTGACGAGCTGGTCGAGTACGCTGCGCACTACATGTCCAGGATTTGGCCGAGGGTGCCCGCGCTCGCAGGCAAGCAAATCCGCTCGCATGACAAGCAGGTCTACCTCGCCCGCACCTTTATCGAGCAGTACGAGCGCACCCGCGCAGGCAAGTCGCCCATCGGAAACGACGAGGATTGATATGAAGACCATAAACCTCTACCCGCCTCACATTGACACTGCGCCCATCATCGACGGTGAGAAGTGGCCGCTCAACGAGACCCGTGAAGTTTTCAAGATCCTCGATAGCGGCAAGCAGAAGCTGGTAGGGGTTGTTGGCAACGGCTGCACCATGTGCAGCCGAGCAAAGAAGCGCGAAGCTGACGCAATCGTGAAGCCGCGCCTCATGCGGGGAAAGCATCCCGAGCAGGGGCGCGTGCTTTGCGTGTTCAGCTATCTCAGCTTCGGCGTGACGGTCGACCACATGGTTGACCTCATCCGACGGGTAGGCTTCGAGGGCGACCTGCTCATCGACATTCCGATCCGCTGCGGTACCGGCGCCACGACCGAGTCGCAGATGACGCGGTGCAGTCCGTACCTGCGGATGTCCTACCACCAATTCAAGCCCGACCGGATTCTCTGCTTCGGGGCCAACGCCTCCAAGTCGGTGCTCGGTATTTCGGTGCCGGCGTGGGTGAACAGATGGTGCTGGACAGCCATTCCAGAAGAAGTAGCGACCGAGGACCAGTACGTCTCCAACCGACGCATCCCCGTCGTGTCGCTCATGGACCCTATCGCCTACAACCGGTCGAGGGTTCACAGGGAAATCATCGACTCGGAAGTCGAGTGGGCGCTCAAGGCCGATTTTCCTGATCACAGACCTGTGGGCATGGCCTATATCGTCGAAGGCGTAGAGGATTTGCCCGCCGTAGAGCGTTGGGTAGAGCGTGTCCGCCAGACCACAGGTTGGATTGCCTACGACGTCGAGACCAACGGCGTCATGCACAACCCGGATTTCTCCATCATCATGTGCAGCGTTGCGGCCACGTCGATCCCGCATGTGCTGCTGTGGGATAAGCAAGCGCTCGACAACCCTGCTCTCACGGAGCGGCTGGTTCAGCTGCTCACCGATCCGACAATCAGGAAGCGCGGGCAGAACGAGAAGTACGACGCCCTTTCGTGGCTTATCTGGAAAGGTGTGACGGTCGCGCCGGTCGACGGCGATTGCCGGCTGGAAATGAAGCTGGCCAACGCTGACTCGAAGGCTGATCTTGAGTCGCTCGGCTTCTACGTCGGGGTCAACGCCCATAAGACAGAAGCGAAGGAATGGATGCAGCAGGCCATTCTGTCCGCCAAGGAAGACCTCGACCCGGATATTGAAGGCGTCAACGCCAAGGCCTACGCCTACAAATACCTGCCGAGCGAAGTGCTGTCCCGGTACAACGCCCTCGACACGAAGGTCACCGCCGCTGTTTGTCAACACGCGCGTGGGCTGCTTGGACCTCTGGAGAAAACCCTCCACCGGCTGGTGCTGCCCGCCTCTGAGTTGTTCAAGCGCATCGAGTACAAAGGTATGGCCGTTGACGTCAACGGCATCCAAGCCGCCCGTCAGTACCTCGAAACAGAGATCGCGAGCCTCGCCCCGAGGTTTGAGCGGGAGGGTCTCGATCCAGACAAGCCAGACACTATCCGGGTCTGGCTAGAAAACATGGGGATTGATTCGCCGATCAAGACCGACAAGGGCCTCGCCAGCACCAACGCGAAAGCTCTCAAGCTGGTCGAGAGCAAGAACGAGCTGATCGCTGCAATCCTGCGCCACCGGAAACTCGCCAAGCTTCTGTCGTCATATGCGGACACGTTGCCCGGCTACATCCGCGCCGACGGTCGCGTGCATCCTAGCTTCCTGCTAGATGGAGCCCGGTCTGGGCGGTTGAGTTGCATCGCTGGTGAATGCCGGATGCTCACCAATCACGGCTGGGTACGGTTTGATGAACTTGAATCGTTGCTAACAAGTAAAACAGTTTATACCATCACACACGAGGGCAGATGGCGAAGGGTCACTGCCTGCTGGTCTAACGGCGTCAGGCCGACGGTCTTCGTGAGGTCAAAAGATGGTAAGCAAATCCGAGTCACCAGTGACCACAGACTACACACCTCTGAGTCATGGGTTCAGGCTGGCGACACTAGAGGAAGTAACGCTCAGGTTCTCAGACCTGAGCGCCTGGAGTCACTCGAAGGAGAAATATCAACTGTTCGAGGCTTGGATGCAGACCTGGCCCAAAGACAGTTTAACGGAATGGGCTCGGAGCAATCGGCAGCGCCTTCCGCTAAAGCCGTGGCTATGGATGTACTTCTCTGCGAAGATGAGGTGGCGCGACGCTCTGGTAAATCTTGGTGTGACAAGAAAGCTGTTCTTCAACACGACAAGAGCCTACCAATCGGACTACGCAGCTCACATAGAGATGAGAAGGGCCAAGGCCATAGCCGTAAAAAGTATCGGGAACAAGAAAGGTGCTGGACGGAAGGTGGTCATTCCCGATCAAGAGATTCAAGAGATGGCAAGGTCGGGCCTTACTGTCTGGCAGCTGCACAAGATGACGGGGCACAGCGAGTCAGCTATCAAGTCAAATCTAGCTGCACTGGGTCTGGAAGCAAATTCAGAAGTACTCTTCACGAAGACCAAGTCTCTATCCCACGAGGACTTCGTGGCTTTAGAAAGGTTTTCGCCTGGAATAGCCCACTTGTCTGTAGACGCGAAGACAAACCCCGCAGCTTTCTTCGATGCAGCGTACAGGGCTTGGCTCAACATGAGCTACTTGAGCTATCGCTTCAAGAAGCTCATGCGTGTAATGCGGGAGCAGTACAGGAAAGACTGCCCTCCTCACCTGGCGTTTACACATTCAGAAGGAGAAAACTGTCTTGCAAGACATCTTCTTCAAAGAAACATACCGCATGCAAGACAAGTAAAGATTACACATCAGGGCTCACATCGGATAGCCGACTTTACTATTCACAACAAAGTAGTTGTGGAAGTGGACGACGGTACGCACAGGTTGAAGAGCCGTCAGGCATTGGATGTACTGCAGACTCAGCTGTTCGAGAACGCGGGCTACAGAGTCCTTCGCGCGAGAGAGCTGGATGTGAAAAGCAATCCAGACAAAGTTATAGATCAGGCGTTAGCCTTACTGGATACGAAAGAGTGATCGATGTCGAGGAGGCGGGGGAGTGCGAAGTATTCGACTTCACGGTCGAGGACGACCACTCCGCATGTATCGAGGGGTTCTTCGCACACAACTGTACGTCGCCCGCCCTCCAAACCATACCTTCTCGCGGGGAAATGGCGAAGCTGATCAAGAACTGCTTCGTGGCCACCAAGGGCTACAAGCTGGTCTGTTTGGACTTCGCGATCTTGGAAATCCGTATCGCAGCCGTGCTGTCGGGCGACCCGGACATGGCCGTTGCAGCCCAGGGCGACTTCCACACCGAGACGGCGAAGGCGTTGGCTCAGCTCGCATGGAACACAACACCAGAGGCTGTCGAGGCTGAGATCAAGAGCGGCAACAAGAGCAAGCGTGACACTGCCAAGACCCTCGGCTTCGCGATCCTCTACGGCGCCGGCCCCCACAGCATCGCAGAGAGCGTCGGGTGTAGTATTCAAGCCGCCGAGCGTCTGATCACAGGATTCTTAACGAAGTACAAAAAGCTCAAGGCGTGGATGCGTGATCAGGTCCAGTTCGCAAGGGATAACGCCTGCGTGGACATCCCGTGGCTCGATGGAACCATTGGGCGACGCCGGCCTTTGTTGAATATCCACTCCGCAGACAACGGAGAGCGTGGCAATGCTGAGCGTGGGGCAGTAAATAGCCCCATTCAAAGCCTTGCCAGCGACATCTGTCTAAGCTCAGCAGTTAAAATTGATGAGTGGTATAGAGCCAATTCAATACCTGCGAGCATCGTTTGCTTGGTTCACGATTCAATTATTTCAGAGGTGCGCGAAGATTTTGTTGACGAGGTCACAAGAACTAAGGCACACCTGATGACGTCCTGGCCGACAGGACCTGTCCCGCTCAAGGTTGAAGCCGAGGTTGGCTATGCCTGGGGCTCACTCCAAAAGGTGTCCGTATGAATAACAACAACTTTGTCGCTGTAATTGATAGTGAGCAGATGAAAGACGAGATGGCCCGCCTGCCCGGCGAGTACGCCTCCGTTATCGAAGAGCTTGCAAAAGCCCGTGTCGTCCGTGCTCGCGCTGAACAGGAAGTGAAGATGATCCGCTTTGTTGTTGAAAAGCACGAGCGCGACCTCTTCAAGAACGGCATCGTCGACAAGAAGCCGACGGAAGATGCCATCAAGATGGAAGTTGCCCTTCATCCGAAGGTCAAGGCTGCGCAGGAAGCCCTTCTCGACGCCGAGGAAAAGTGCTATCTGCTCGAAGCCAAGAAGGAGGCTTACAATTGTAAGCGCGACATGCTCGTGTCGCTGTCCGCTCTGCAGCGAGCAGAGCTCGATACTCTCCGTTTCTCCGGTGCTCGCTAACCAATACCCCTTGTTTCTACTGCAACACAGAAAGGTGTGAACATGTCTTACGATTACTTTGGTGAACTCGACGCTGCGACCATCAAGAGCCAGGAAAAGGCTGACCGCTCGGCCTTTGGCGCCTCCAAGTTTCTCTCGTGGAAGGACGGACCGGCCTCGCGCCACATCCGCTTCTACTCCCGCCGTGGTGACGTGCCCTTCCTCCCCTCGAAGACCCACTGGTTCGACGACATGGGTGACGGCAAGGGTGGTAGCCTCGTGTGTCGCACCCTCGTCGGTGAGCACTGCCCCATCTGCGACTTTGCTTCAAAGCTCATGATGACAGGCAACAGCGAAGACGTGAAGCTCGCGGAGCGTATCAAGGCTGGCAGCGAGTACCTCGCCAACGTTGAGGACGTCACCTGCGACCCCGGCACCGTCAAGATCATGCGTGTCAAGCTGACGCTGTACAAGCTCCTCATCGGCACCGATGAGAAGAGCCGTCTCGCCAGCCTGCACCACCGACTCGGCGATTTCACGCATCCTCAGAACGGCTACCTCATCGAGGTGTCCAAGTACGAGGCAGCGCCATGGTACACTGCGCAGGCCGCCATCAGCAGAGAGACTGGTGGTATCATGCGCAGCCCGGCGAAGATCGAACTCGGACCCAAGCTCCACGACCTCAGGGCTGAAGTTGTCGTGCCTGAGCTATCGGCGTCCGCCACGATGGTGAACTACCTCGATGGCAAGGGTCCCGGTCTTCGTCTCAAGGACGGTATGGGCGGAGGGGGAAGACAGGCCCCAAGGGTATCCGCCAACCGTCCTAACCTCGGAGGACAACAGCTCGGTCTTGGCGCTGCCCCTCAGCAGTCGGCCCCTCGCGGCCCGCGTGCTCAGGACTCGGTCAGCGTCCAGATCGATGACTCGTTCTTTTCCGAGGAGTAATCGCTCCCTCATCGAACCGACGCGGTGAGGTGAGCTCCAAGCCCGGCGAGTAGTGTCCACCCTACTCGCCGGGCTTTTTTCTTGGAGGTTATATGCTTCTTGCTGTTGTGGCCGACGTTCACGTCGGCAACCACTCGGCTTTCTCTGGAGAGACGGTCGGGCGGATGAACGATCGTTGCCGGAAAATCCTGGAAGTCCTCAACGAAGCCTTCTCAGAAGCCCATGAGCGTTTCGTCAGTGACTTCGTGATCGCAGGCGACGTCTTCGATACAGACCATCCCTTCCCCGATATGATCGGGGCGCTCGTGACTATGTTCATGGAGTGGAAATCCCGTGGGATGAATATCCACCTGATGGTCGGAAATCACGACCAGCACAGCTCAGCACCGGGAGACCACGCCCTCGCACCCTTTGCAGGGATTGTGAACGTGTACGAAAAGCCCACCCTGCTTGAGCGAAACCCGAGCGTCTATTTCCTGCCCTACGGCTACAAGCTGCCCGACACCATCAAGGCCGACGTCGTTATCGCGCACCACGGAATTGCAGACGACAGCACCCACCCGATTAAAGCCGCAGCGCCTTGGGTCATGCACGAAAAGAAGCTGAAGGAGTGGATGAGCTCCAACGGCGTCAAGCTCTACCTGTCCGGTGACTGGCATGAGCACCAGAGGTGGGGGAACGTCGTCCAGGTCGGAGCGCTCGCTCCCGTCAACTGGACAAATCGAGCCTACGTCCCCGGTAAGTACGACCCCTACGGGTCACTGGTGTTCATCGACAACAAAGCCACGCGGGTGCGCATCCCCGGACCGAGGTTCATACGCGCACATTCTGTCGAAGAGGCTGAGCAGCTTTATCAGAAGGCCAAGGCCGACGACATGGAGCCCTACATCGACCTCGTTGGAGAAGAAGGTATCGAGATACCCAAGCACATGCTGTCCCGTGTCCGTGTTAGCCCCTCTGCTGTTCAGAAGGAAAATCAGGTAGCAAAAGTAGCTGAAGCACTAAGATCGGGTGCTACTCTTGAAGAAGAAGTTAGGTTCTACATAGAAAACGACCAAGAGACACCATCCGAATTGAAAGAGCAGGTAATCGAGGCTACAATCAAATCAATCCGACGAGCTAAAGCTCAAGACACAGGATAAGATATGGCTAACAAGATTTGGATAAGCGTTGACGCTGCAGCTAACACGGGCGTGTGCGTGTGGGAAGGTAAGCAGCCGTTGTGCATTTTCGACGTGTGGGTGACGAAAGCCGGCAAGGCCATGGGGTCAGTGATTGTTGTCCCTGGTAAAGAAAAGCATCCGTACTGCCTGGCCGCTAAGGATGTGGAGACCTACCACAAAGAAAAGAGCAGCCCGACGCTTCGTGGTGTTTGGGAGTTGATCCAACACGGACGCGACGTAGCGCACCTGGTAATGGAACGGTCGAGCTTCAAGAGCCAGAAGTCGACGATGCTCATGGGCGAAATGCGCGGACGTATCTTGACCTACTTGAAGGCAGAGGAACCCGAAGGACCTGCCCTGCACTTCGTCGACCCGAACACATGGCATGACGCCTCGAAGCAAATCTACGGCGTCGTGTGGCCGAAGGGCGACAATGGCAAGCTCGGCAAAGAGGTCAGCGTCAAGCTGGCCGAGCGTGAGCTGGGTGTACGACCGTCATCCGATGATCAAGCTGACGCCTATCACGTCGGCCGCTGGTTCATCGAATGCGGCGGGCTTCTCTGAGGGCTGCACATGAAACTTGTTCTCCATGACAGCTATGCAGAAGTCGAAGCCTTCGAGGACGACGAAGAGCCGACCTTGCTGCGCTCCATCCTGACCTTCGAGACAAAGCAGTGGGTGCCGAGGATGCGCCAGTTCGTGCCCGCCAAGCTGTCCATGCTTGACGAGCGTCGGATGACCTTCCCCATCGGCCACACCCCGACGGTCAGGATGCTTTTCAGCCATGAAGGCAAGACGGTCACGGTGACGGGTGCGCGCAAGCGTCCGGGCGGTGACCCCAACTTCAAGGTCCTCGACGACCTCGGTAAGGTGCCGCGCCCATTCCAGCGCGCCGCCATCGAGAAGGTCATGACGCGGTCGTTCGGCATCGTCAAAGCGCCGCTCGGTTCCGGCAAGACGCTCTGTGCTGTCGGCTGCATGGCATCACAGCCGGACATCAATTGGGTCGTGTTCTGTCCAAAGGACACCCTCGTTGATCAGATGGCCGCCGAGTACGAGGCCGCGCTGGCAGAGAAGCCGGGCGTCATCAAGCAGGGGTGCTTCAAGCCAAAGAAGGTCACCATCCTGACCTTCAGCCAGGCACGCTCGAAATGGGATCAGGTGCTGCCCATCCTCGAAAAGGCCAACGGCATCATTGTCGACGAGGTGCATACCGGGTCGGCGGAAAGTCACCTGAAGGCAATACGGGCGTGCAAGAATGCCTACTACCGCATCGGATTTTCCGCGACGCCGCTCGATCGGTCGGACGAGAAAAGCATCCTCGCCATTGGTGAGTTCGGACCCATCGCCTATGAGATCAGCACGACCGAGCTGATGGACCTCGGCTATGTCGCCAAGCCGAAGATCAAGTTCGTGAGTTTCCTGCACGCCGATGATGGAAAGGCGGCCAGATACAGCGAGCCTGCTGCCCTGTATCGCCACTGCATCGTCAAGAACAATTCCAGGAACGAGCTTCTTGCTCAGGTAGCATTGAAGGCATCCAAGCCAAGCATCCTGTTCGTGCTCCGCAACGAGCACGTCAACATGGTGCATGAGCGCCTGAGCAGCGCAGGCATTTCCGCCGCAGCGGTTGACCAACGGACGCACCCAGAGCGGCGGCAAGAAATCATCAGCAAGACAAGAAAGGGTGAGTACGATGTGATTGTGGCCTCATCTGTCTTCAACGACGGCGTCAATATCCCCGAGCTCGCTTCCGTGATCGTTGCTACCGGATACAAGTCGACCATCGCCACCCTTCAGAGGTTGGGACGCGGCGCTCGTATTGCCGAAGGCAAGACCGAGTTTGAGGTCTGGGACATTGGTGACACGGGCGCATTTGGCAGCAAGCACACGCAGGCTCGTGACAAAGCCTATCAGCGTGAGGGCTACGAGACTCAATTCATCCAGCCAGGAGACCTGAAATGATCGGACCCGACGACGAGAATGACGAGGTTGAGCTTGAGGAGGACGACCTGACCGACTTCGAGTTTATCGAAGAGGATGACGACGCCCTCCTCGAAGATGATGACGAAGACCTGCTTGAGGACGAAGACCTCGAATCACTCTTCGAGGACGTTGACCCCGAAGAGGAAGACGGGGACTGCGGTTGCGATGACGAGGATGATGATTGCGGCTGCGATGAGTCTGAAGACGATGAAGACTCAGACCTCGATGAGGAGGCAGACGACGATGATGAGGAAGACGACAGCGACGAGGATTGATTCGGCCTCCATCGGTCAGTCCAGACCGACGCCACCGACAACCGTCAGTTTTCCTGGTGTGGTGGCGGCGTACCAGTCGCCGCTGATCTCAAGCCAGACATCGTAGAAGTAAGCGCCGACAGTGAGGGGAGCAGATGCTCCCCTCGTGTCGTTTGAGTCCATGATAAACCGGACGGTTCCTTCCGAAGCGTTGACAAAAACGGCCTCGGCAGCGTCGATCGTGTCCTTAGTCAGCCGAACGTCATCAACGCCGCGAGATGGGTCGTAGACGTACCCGATGTTCATGACCACGCGCGAGCCGGTGATGTTGTTACCGCCCGCGTGGCTGATCTTGAACACCCAGTCTGTGCGGGTTGAACCTGCAACTATGGAGAGGTCAGGACCGGGTCCAGCTGCTTTTGCGCTCATGGCTTACCTGCACTTGATGAGCACGGCGATCGTGCCGGGCTCGTTCACGAATAGTGCTTCGGTGCCTGCGCTGTCTACAAGTGTGGCTTGCGTACCAGGCTCGTTCGTCAGGTATGCCTTCACGCATTTAACTGCAAAGGTCAGGTATGCGTCAGGTTCTACAGTGACCTTGGTGCTGACGTAGATGGCGACAGACGGGTAGACAATACTTGTGAAGCTGAAAGAGCTGACGGGTATTTTAACAGGAGAGAATGACCCGTCAATAATTCCAGCTAACGTAGTGGAATCAAAATCCACACCGACCATTGCTTTAGAGGCCAGATAATCAGCTATACCAGTCTCAGCCGTGAACTGATTAGGTTTGGGTATGGGGAACATGTCGGAGCGCAGAATGTTACCGTTCACCAACATCGGATAATTGCCGACTAGGTCAGGCAGAGACTTGAAGGGATCGATGTTCAGGTCGCCCTGAAGCGTAGACGCTACCCAATAGCTACGCATCGAGTTACCGAAAACGCCGCGAGCGTCCTTGGTGTAAGCGTAGTCCTGAATCTGCTGATCGGTGATGTCGCCTTCGACGAGGCCCGCAGCCACGAACTTCATCTGCGCAAAGCTGGCGATTCCCGCATGGAATGCGCCGAAGTTCAGGCCGATGGCGTTAATTGCTACGTGCAGGGGCGACCTGATTTCAGGTGGGTAATCAGTGTAATTATAGATAGTGTTAGCTACCTTATGATAGGCCCTGTAGGTGACAGTGCCGGCCAAAGTATCGACGGTGATGGATGCTGTGATGGGCGTCGTCTGCCATGAATACTGGCTCTGTCCGAAGTAATTGGGGTTACCGTCAGACCTATATCCATCGAACTGAATCACGTCATCGTAATAGTAAGACGACGAGATGGTGTTGATGACTTGATTGGGGTAGACTGGCGAGTCATCATACATCGAGATGAAGCAACCGCCAGACGCAGTGCCGTCGAGATACATCTGAAGTATCTTGACGAAGACCGTGTAGGTGCCTGTGACCGTCTCAATACCTGCGGCTGCGTTGGGTGACCACATGAAGCCGTTGATGACGGTCTGGAGGTAGTGCTGCTCGACTCCCCCCTCGTATTCGTAAGAGGCGTTCGCAGAGACAACGCTGGACAGGCCAGCAACGATGTCAGCGTCCGTGACAACCTCAGAGCTGAGAGACGATGTGTTGCCGATGGCGGACAGCGCGTCAGGGCTTACAACTACCTGAACGTCAGGCGCTGCCTGGTTCAAGATGCCAGCAGCGGCGTCAGCGTCTACGGCAGCCTGGGCGGTCGCCGAAGCTGAGTTGGTTATCTCTGCCAATAACCCGTCGCTAGTAACAGCGGGTACGTGAGCTTCGATGAAAAGGTCCGTTGTAGGAGCTGTGTTGATGATGGTGATAACCACATCAGCATCTACGGGTGTGCGGACGCTCGCCCACTGAGCGTTGTTCTCCTCGACCAGGAAGACGTCGTCAGTCACGGTAGGGATACGAGCCTCGATGTCGAGGTCGGTCGCAGTCACGTTGACGATGACAGAGACGTCCGCGTCAACATACGCTTGAGCGTACTCAGAGGACGACACGTCAATTCCAGCGAGGCCTTTGGCAAAGGCGACAAGGCGCTCGTCCGTGATCGCGCCATACTCAGACAGCGAAATGACGTCGATGTCTGTGATGATCTGAACTGCTGGCTTCGCCTCGTAGACCAGCCCGCTCACCGCATCTGAGTCGACGGGCGCGCGTGCTGCCGATGTGGCGGCTGTGACGATGCCAGCGATGGTGTCAGGGTCAACAGCGGTGGTCGCATTGGCAGAGGTAGCCGACAACACGCCGCTCACCACGTCAGGATCGACAGGCGTGCGAACCGCGTCAAAGGACGACACCAACTGGTTCGACACAGCGTAGGTGTCAGTGTCGATGGTGTAGTCAGACAACGTGTAGTGGATGGGTGAGATGAGCGCATCGCCCTCAGGTATAAGAGGCATGTGCGCTTCGATAAACAGGTCTGTGGACGCAACCGTGATCTCAACCAACACGTCAGCATCGATAGGCGTCTGAGCTGACTCATGCGTGGTGTTGAGTATTGAGCCCGCGTACGCATCAGCGATGTTTGCAGAGGGCAGGGTGGCTCGATCAGCGAATCCCAAGCTGTTCAGGTACATCGGCGTCGAGGTGGAGCCAAGGTTCTTGAGCTTCGGCGACGACGAGTCGTAGAGCGACGAAGCCGTCCAATAGGCGTAGAGGTCAGTGTTCCAGATGGGGCGGGCGTCGCTGCTGATGGAGTAGGACGCGAGCTTAGCGGAAGTGGCCTCGCCAGCAACTAGGCCGCAGGCAATGAATTTGAATTTGGCATATTGGCTTTGCCCGGTATGTACACCGGAAATGACGCGAACGTACGTGTTAATCGCGACGTGGAGCGGGTCTCGGTCTTCGACGAAGGTGAAGTCAGTGCTCTCATACAGCGTCACGCCGCCAGCGGATATGCGGCTGCGCACCTGGTTGGTGTTGAGGTTGACGCGCGTCGAGAAGACTTGAATGCCCTGTGCCCCAGCGCTCGTCGCAGCGGGCTGGAATTGATAGTTCAGGCCGCTGGTGGACCTGTTGCCTCCGAAGAGGATTCGGTCGTCGTAGGTGTAGAGCTGCGCGATGTAATCAGTGGTCTGGAGCTCGTTCGTAGCTGCGTTGTCGTACACCGTCATGAACCGCCAGTAGTCGGTGGTCCGGGGGTCGGTCTGGAGGACCTTCACGAACAGTGTGTAGATGCCGTTGGCGTTCTCCACGCCGTCAGCGCCGCTGGGCGCCCACATGAAGTCAGGGCTGGCGTTCGTCTGGATGTAGTGCTGCTCGATGCCGGGCCGATAGGCGTACGTCGAGTCGGAGAAGAGCCGATGGTCAGGCGTAGCAAGCGCGTCGCCGCTCGGGTCGATGACGATCGTGGTGTCTGAGTAGGTCTGGTGTACAGGAGAGACGAGTGCATTGACAGTGGGGTACCCGAAAAGAGAGATGGCACCAGCACCCCAAAAGTTTTGAACGATACCCGACTCAGCAGCACCATCGAGCTCAAGGCGCGTGTTGATCCAAAGAGACACAGGTGCGCCACCCGCAGCCGGTAATGTAGCCAAGGGCCGTGTCGCTATGGGATATGCGCCGAGCATCGGTCACCTCACCAGCACTGTATGATTACGCAGCCAGGGCCGCCGCCGCCGCCACGTCCGCTTGTGATTCCACCGCCCCCACCTCCGCCTCCGCCAGTCCCTGGGACGCTACCATTACCACCAGCGGCTCCATCTGAATTGCCGCGAGAAGCACCGCCTGTGCCGCCGTAATACTTGAGCGGAAAGATGGTGCTCCATGAGAACCCGGCGCCGCCGGCCGTGGGCGGAAGGCCAGTGGCGCCACCAGGGGAAACGCCAAATGGCGTTGACGCAAGAGCTGATATATCGCCACCGGCAGAGCCAAGATTGCTGCTTGCTGGAGCCCCGGCACCGCCAGCTCCGCCATATATTTGCGACTGCGGCGAGCTTTGGGTTATGCTTCCGCCAGCGCCAGTGTTTCCGCTTGCGCCGGCATTCCCGGCGATGAACAGTGTCGCGCCAAGATTTCCGAGAGGCGCATCAGTCGTCGCCGAAATAGCACCTGCCGTGCCTGGTGCGACTGTGATTGTAGACCCTGCTGCGCCGCCGCCGCCAGCATTTGCGCGAAGGAAGATATATTGTGCGGTCGTGGATGGGTAGACAGCGACCAGTGTCGTCGATGGAGCGAAGGCCACATTGCCAGCAGTGCCATTCGATAGCGCCGCAACGGACGCGCCACCAGAGCCGCCGGGCGTGACGCGAATGTAAAGCGTATCAGGCAAAAGAAAGAGCGGGATGGTCAGGCGTGAGAGCCCACCAGAACCACCGCCAGCCCCTCCACCGCGTATCGTTGCAGAGGCTACCGAAGCGGCTCGTCCACTACCGCCGCCACCACCTGGACCGATGGCGTAAATCGATGCCATAACAAAGCCGCGCGGCTTTTGCCACGTCTGCCATGAATTGCCATCCACGCTCTGCGGCAGAAAGACGCGCAGGCCTGGGGTCTCGGGGATGTGCGAAAGGTCAATCATGGGTCACCACGCAATGATGCAAGCGTAAGCAGGACCACCATCGCCACCACGTCCGCCAGTAGTGCCAGCGCCGCCACCGCCTCCGCCTCCGCCATATCCGCCAGCGTTACCACCCCTTCCGCCAGTGCCAGTGTTGACTGCACCGCCACCCGAGCCACCTACGATGACGAACGGCAAGCGAACGCCGCTAGGTGCGTCAAGACCCGATGACGCAAGACCGCCGTCAATACTTGGTAGTATGAAAGGAATTTCTGAGGTAAAACCGGCTCCGTTAAATACCGTTGGCGTGCCAGTCAGCACGCCACCGCCACCGCCACCGCCTAGGATTGGCGAAGCCGTGCCGATTGAGGTGGTGGATGGTAGACCAGTAGCGACCCAAGTGCCGGCACGTCCAGCGATGCTAATAGCGTAAATTGAAATGTTTGATAAAACAGCGCCTGTACTAAGGACGGTTGCCGCGCCTGCTATACCTGCGACTGTGGGAGATCCGCCACCACCTCCAGCAGCAACTAAAAAAGTGATAAGTGGGGTCGCTCCTGATACGAGCTGAGAAACGTAATTGCTGATTGCTACTGAAGAACCAGACTCCCCAGGCTGACCGCTTGCCCCACCAACGCCACTACCGTTTGCACCCGAAGGAGCGAATGAAGACAAATACAGTGTGGTTGGCAAAGATGCAGCTAAGTAAAGAGCTTGAGATATGGAGCCACTGCCTCCACCAGCGCCACCGTTTCTACTAGAATCTGAAACTCCAGGAAAACTCCCAGAACCTCCTCCCCCACCGCCAATTGCAATCATAAAAACTAATTTACAGTTTGGCGGCTTATTCCACACAAACGGGTGTCTGGTGTCCGGTCCTCGCATATTGAAGACGTATTCACTTATAACAGCATTTTGCGGCAAATGTGAAAAGTCAAACATAGGTCACCAGCTCGCAATGATGACGAGCCCAGGTCCGCCATCGCCACCACTCCCCCCAGTCAGGCCGCCGCCACCGCCGCCGCCACCGGCACCCCATGCGACGCCATTACCACCGCGACCACCGACGCCGAGATTGTTACCGCCACCTCCGCTGCCGCCGTAATGGATGCCTCCATAAATGACGCCAGACGAGGCGGCTGCCCCCGTCTGCGCTGTGCCGCCAGGCACGCCACGCAGCATAGAATTTGTCACGTCGTTACTTGAGGATCCGGCTCCTCCGTTACCTGTCGCCTTCCCGCCCCCGCCAGTACCTGACAAAATAATCGTACTAATGGTGTATGTGCTGGCAGAGCCAGTTGCCCCGCTAGTACTGCTATTTCCTGTAAAAAATCGCTGACTAATAGCCATCTGGCCGAGAGGCGCACTCGTAGCTGAAGGCACGGTGACGACTGTTCTAGCGGTGCCACCAGCGGATGTGTTGCCAGGGTTAGCGCCGAGTCCGCCCACTGATGTGGTAGCGACTAGGTTTCCGGCAATAATTCCGGCAGTAACATCTGCTGGTTGTATTGCCACGTGAGACGCGCCACCGTCGGAGCCGCCAGAACCGGGAAGTCCAGACCCGCCACCGCTTCCGCCGGCACCGCCCGACACGCTCAGTACGTATAATCTGTCAGGTAGTACCCAGGCTGGAAATAGATAAGATGAAGTCGGAGACGCCCCTCCTCCGCCACCGCCTCCAGCAGTCGAGCCACTGATATTGCCAGCGCCACCGCCTCCGCCACCTCCAGCACCGATGAGAATCATCGAGACCATGCTGACACCACGCGGCTTTGCCCACACGCGCCAACCTGTGATGTTGGCAGACGCGCCCTGGCCTGGAAACCAGGCCGTGCGCTCGTCAGGCTCGGGCAGGTGCAGGAGGTCAATCATCAGTACTTCCCACCGAAGATGGTGCAGGTGAACTCACCACTTCCACCAGGCGCAGTGCCGATGGTGACATAAATCTTGTAGCCAGGCGGAAGTGCCATATTCAGGCCGTAATCGAAATCGGCTTGCGGAGCTGTTGCGGACGTCGTTGTCGATGGCAAGCCAAGCTCTCCAATGAGCGCAGAGTTCGCGGCCGTGCCAGTGGTCGAGCCATTGTTCAGCCAGAAGCGCACGACCGTTGCGGCCGTGTTGTTGGCAGGGTTGGCCTTCACGCGCGCGTTCCTGACGAAACCGCCGTTGGTCGCATCAGCAACGAAGACCTCATAGGACGTACTACCACCCGTCGTCAGGTCCTGGTTGTTGTTAGCTGTGAGGATTTCGACTTCCCACTGTATATCGGCGACGCGACTGAAGATGGGCTCGGAATTTGGTCCTGGCATCACACACCTCCTTCGGGCTCAGGTGTAGGTTCGGGAGGCGCGGGAGGCGGCGGAGCCAGCCGCATATTGACCACAAGGGTTGCAGTGCGCCTTGCGATGACGCGAGTGCAAACCATTCCCTCTGCAATGACCCACCACATGAGCGCCTCGCTTTGGTCATACGGCACGACGATTTCACAGATGTCTTGACCGGCTGCGAGCGCGGTCGTGACAGCGGCTTCAATGTTCGCCTTACTCTCTTCGAGTGTCGGCTCTGGGATAGGTGTCGGAGGCGGAAGCGGCATAAGGACCTCAAGGCAGGAAGTTGCGTTGGCCTAGCAAAATGGCCCGGCCAACTTCGGTGAATCGTTTGGCGTATGTGCCGAGCAGCGGGGCGAAGACTTTCTTGTTGCCCGCGCTGAACGTGACGATGGTGTCTGAATTGGAGGACTGCACGATGGTCTCGCGGACCAGCGTGGTCGAAGCGGAGAGGTAGCCGATGCCCGTCTCCCACTCCGACTCGTCCTCCATCTGGATCGTGTAGGTGAAGCGCTTGCCGGTGTCCCCGTTGCCAAAGGCATCGTTGAACGAAACTCGGCCGGTGGGCGCGGTACCCGACAGCGTGAAGTCAGACGCGCCCGTAGAGGTCGATGTGTCCTCCACCCTGTCGTAGTACGCAACCATCACCCGCCTCCGATTTCTCTCTGCGCCTCGTCGATGTAGCCTTGCAGGTTATCGATCGTGCTCTGCATCGAAACACGAACGTCGTCCTGAGACGACGTGAGGCGGCCGATGCGCACATAGAGCGCGTCATTCTTGGTGGGGTAGATGCCCGGCCCTTCGTTCTCGGGGACTTCCTCGGGAACGTCGAACCGGACATCGCCAGTGGTTTTAAGCCGCCAGCCCATATTACCCCCTGAGATTACATGCGGAAGGTCATGCTCGCAACCGACACCTGAACGCCTGCGGCGATCGAGGCGTCGGAAGAAGCGAGCGCGCACTCGGTCAGCGACGACTTCACGCGGAAGTAGTTGGTGCCCGCGTCGGTGTAGTTGATGCTCGTGCCGCCCGCCGCAGTCGCAAGCTCGAAGGTCGTCGAGGCGACGTTGCGCACGTAATAGGTCGTGTTCTCGACGATGCCGGTCGGGAGCGCGCCGCCGGCCTCGATGAACATATGGATCGTCGCGTCGTTGGAGAAGCCGTGCGCGACCGTCGTGGTGAAGGTCAGCTTGCCGCCGACGTTCGAGGTCGAGGTGCGCAGCGAGCCGCCCGCGAGCAGGTCGATCACGCCCGTGCCGCCCGACTTGGTGAGGCGGGCATAGCCAGCCGTACCAGACGCAGGCGCCGCGTCTTCCGACGTCACCGAGTTGGCCGTCGCGACGCCGCCAGAGGCAGCCGCGAAAGCGGGGTTGGAGAGGGTGAGCTCGGCGAGCAGGGTGCCGGTTGCTGCATCGGTCGGCAGCGTGGGCGCCGAGCCGGTGTAGATGCGGAGCAGGCCGCCGTTGACGTTTGCGAGCAGCGCGTCCAGCGCCTCATTACGTCCTTCAACTGAGATAGTAGCCACTGGAGCCTCCTGAGTTTCGGGCTGTACGAGACGCCCTTGATTTCCGCTGGAACGATGCCGTGTGAGCGCATTTCAACGCACCCTACGGCGTTGATGCTATCTTATTGCATAGCAGCTGTGGTTGCCCAGACAGCGGCGCCGCCAACAATCACGCCAAGCGTGATTGTAAACCAGGGGCGCTCATAAAAGGGAACAGGCTTCTCAACGTGAACAATCACCGGCGGCTTATTCTCGCAGGCGAGACGAGCCGCCTCAGAAGCTTCGAGAAGCTTGCGGTGCTCTTCATCCTTGGCGATCAGAGTTTTCTTGCAAGCACTGACCTCGACGTATTCATCCATGCACTCGGCTTGGAGAAGCAGGTCGATGAGGTCATCGGGGTCGACGAGGTCGCCGTCGTAGGGAGCAGGCTGACCTTTCTTCAAGTGAACCGCGTTGTACGTAGGCTCTGGGTCGGCGGCCTTTGCTTTAGGAGCGCAGGTGCGATGACCGCACAAGCCCGTTGTAAAGCAAACCACGCCCGCGATGACCGCCATGGAAAGATCGTTTGACATCATTTCCTGCTCTTTCTACGGGAGGCCCTGACAGCTGCGTCCTTGGCGATGAGAAGATGCTCAAGCGCCATGGACCTCTGCCGGCAAGCGGGCAGTTGATTGTGAAGGTCGTAAGCAAGCTCGCAAAACTTCCTGCTCACTGTTTTCAGTGGCTCAGGAAGATGTTCGTAGCTGAAATCAATCAATTCATCAGGAGGGGCTGCAGCAGGATATTCTTCACTCATCGTCTTTTATTCTTCCAAGCGTTGAACTTGTCAGCGGCGGACCCTTTCGAAGCAACCTCATCGCGTGCTGCTTGCTGAGTCGCCTTGTTTTTCTCGGTCTGCAGCTTCCTCTCTTCCTCAATCTTTTTCAACTCATTCATAGTCTCTTCAACAATCTTAGCACGCTTCACGGCGAGTTCGCGCTCACGCGCTGCTGACTCGTCAGCTGCCTTCTTGGCAGCCTCAGCGTCCTTGCGGCGCTCGCGCTCCTGCTCAAGCTCATCGGCGGTCTTGTCGAGAAGGTTCATGGCGTGCCTCCACTGCCAGAAAGTACACAGCAGGAGCACCGCCAAGCTAACCAGGATCCAAACAATCCACGACGGGAGCTTGAAGAACTTCATAGAGGCCACCTCACCAGGTCAGCAAATCCGGGGCGGTAAAGGTGCTTGCACACCCCGATGGCACGAGTCTGGCGAATGACTCCCTGGTACCGCTGCCCCTTCGGGCCACGTCCGGTTGCGTTACCCTCGACCGTCTCAAAGGTGCGCGTGGCGGGGTCCCACGTATCGACGACGGTGACATGCTGGCCGAACCGATCGTTGCCGTTGACGATCAGAATATCGCCCGCCTGAGGAGCGAACTTCTCGACGAGGTCAACGCGATTGTTGTCGGTGCCGGTCAGCTCAGCGAACTTACGCGCCACCGTACCTTCAGGAGCAGCCTTCAAGTAGCTGGCAAACTTGTTGGGCGGGCTCTGGTAACGGGCGTAACGGAACAGCCGATACGTCGAGGCGTAGTAGTGCTTGCGCGCGCTGAAGTCGATCGCTTGCCAAGCATACGCGGCAAAGGCGCCGCACCACTCGAAATCGCCGTCCCAGCGGTAATCTTTTACCAGAGCGCTGCAGCTAGGCCAGCCAAGTCCTCGCATCTCTGAGTGAATGATGTCGTTGATGAAGAAACGATCGTCATCGAACGAGGGGTCGGTGAAGGCCTTGCGCGTCGGCTCGATGATACCTTTGTTCCAGGCTGAGATAGCGATGCGAAGCGCTTCCTGGCCTGCCTTCTTGATAACTTCAGTCTGCTGATCAATCGGCATCATAGCTCACCACCTCTTGGAAAGTGTCTCTTCACCCTGTGATTCGGCTTTGAAGCCGTTACCTTGCTCGGGCGTAGCGCCCTTCTGCACACGCTTTAGCATCGCGCGGCATTTCGCACAGCGATTATCATCGCGCGGCTCGTGAACATGCTTGTCAGACTCATCGGTCATCTGGGCCATTGAAATACCTCTCAGGTACGCGGTCGCGTTTGACGAACCGCTCGTGCCATAGCTGAACTGTCTTCGGGGACACGTCAAAGGCTGCAGCAACCTTTTTCACGCTCTCGCCCTTCATGACTAGCACGTGCATTTGGTAGCGGTCATCCCACTCAGTCTTCGAGAACGAGGAGTGGTTGGAAATGGACAGGTCACGCATGTTTTCCTCATGGGTACCTGCGTACAGGTGCTCAGGATTGACGCACAGGCGGTTATCGCACTTGTGACAAATCATGAGGCCAGTTGGAATCTCACCATGGAAAAGCCTGTAGCTGGTCCGATGAGCGGTCACCATCTTGTCGCCGTCACGGATGGTGCCGTAGCCGCCGATGTTTAGGCGTCCGCCCCATTCCCAGCAGCCGGTAGGCTTTTCCTCGTAGAGACGGCAGAAGCGCTGGAACATCGGTACAGCCCTTCCAGCGTCAGCGCAGGTGGTCGAGCAGTATTTCCGGTCGTCAGCCGACTTCTCAGTGAGGATGAAAATCTTCCCGCACTCATCGCAGGCGAACTTCACCTTCGGCTTCTTGCGCTTGTCTTTCTTGGGGAGGGGAGAGTCGTCCCAGCGCTTGAAGGCTTTCTTGACCTCAACCACCTTCTCGACGACCGGCATTTTCCACCTCCCCGTGGACGCGCCACCGGACGCCCGTCCAGACACAAAGCTTCTTCAAGAACGGGCTGAACCAGAGCTTGCCTTTCGGAAGGTCGACCTGTCGCCATTCGGCGCCCGACCACTCGTAAAGCTTACCCTGGTCCACACGAAAGCATCTGCAACCCCGTCGAGGGTCCGAAGGGAAGGCAATCGTCTCACAATCTGAGACGGCTTCCTTGAACGGACTCCTCTGAAAGGGTGTAACCAAACGGACCTCTACATGCCTGTTGCAGCTTCTCTAGCAACAGGCATTCAAAGTCAACATTGGTCAGTCTTATCCCCGCCCTTGCGACGGATGAGCTTCTTAGCAACCCCAGTTACGATAGGTGCAAGCTCAACCACACCAAGGCCGAGAGCAAGGCCGAAAGCCCAATAATCCCAGCTAACAAGCTCAGATAGTAAAAGCGCACCGAGTCCACCTGCGACAGCAAGTACAAGCAACCGACCAAGCCGCTCGCTCTTTGGGAGCTTCACCAGCACGCGCACGGACTGAGCTGCAAGAGCCAGGACGACAACGACTGCAAGAGCGAGGGTTTCAGTACTCATTGGTGCCTACCGCCATTCATCAGCTGAAGCTTGATAACGTCGAGGGAGCCCTCTAATTTCTCAAGCTTACCAAGAATCGCCTGCTGAACCTTAACGCTCTCCGCGTTCGAGATTTCAAGCGCTTGAATGCGGCGGTCGTGCTCAGCCCACTTTGTCTCAAAAGTAGCGCGCGCAGCTCCCTCGCCAAGAAGAAATCCGACACCAGTACCGATGCCGCCGGAGCCAAAAGCAACGGCAAGCCACGCGAGCTTGCCCCAAGTCAAAAGCTTGCTGACGCGCTCAACAGCTCGCGTCGCCGGACCAGCTTCACTATCTGAGTTAGACATATTCCGTCTCCTGCGCATACGAATCATTACGGATTGACAATCCAGGCCTGCCAGTCGAGGTCTCCCTTGACGTAAACAGAAGCTGACGTAGTGACCTTCAGCGCCTTCCAGCGCCCGCGCAGGATCTTCAACGTACCAGACGTCAACGAGCCGGGATATGCAATCCAGGTGGCTTCGTCGAGGCCGAGGACTTCAACCGTTGCTCCAGAGTCGCACTGCATGATGAGAACAGGAAACAACTCAGGCGACCATCCGAGGGTCGAGAAATTGAGAACCACAGCGCCACTGACCGGGCTAATCGGTCCGGTGAGAGCGCCCTTGTGGTTGTTCAATGCTGGCGGAAGAATTGTATAGTCGGCCATGGAGGAACCTCGCTAGGTTAGAGGTGCCTGCGGGCCGTTAGCCCTCGCAAGCACTGAAGTTCAAACGACTGCGGCCCGCAGCAAAACGTGCGAACCGGCTGGGCAAAGTTTGTTCAACTGCTCTTCAATTTCCGGGGATACCTGCCCATCGTACAAATAAGTTGGGTAGGCCTCGGACTCCGGGACATTAAGTCCAAGCAAAGACTGCTGCACGCGGAAAGTCCCGGAACCAGCATCGGTGTACGTCAAGGGAGAACCTTCGGCAGTGGTGCTCAGCTTGAACGTCACCCTGGAGACTGGCTTGACATAGTAGTCGGTCGTCTCGTTAACACCTGTTGGGACCGTACCACCTAGGTCCGCCGTGACACGTACAATCGCATACTTGTAGTAGCCGTGCGAAGACGACGTCGTGAAGAGTAGATCACCGGACGAGTTCGACGCTGTGACAATCTTGGAGGATGAAAGCTCGAAATCGTCGATGTCGACGGGAAGCATGTAGCCTCCGTCTGGAAAGTCATCGGTGGTGCAGACAGGTACATCACCGGGACCTTGCGGACCATCCGCCAGCGGACATGAGCCTGGAGTAGCATTGGTGTAGTCCGTTGGGTTTACGATGAAGGTGTCAGGGATGTTTGTGACGTAGGGCAGGAAGACAAACTCGGTGGTGCATTGCACACCCCCGGAGTAGGTCGCCCCATTCCAACCGGGATAAGTCGGCCCGGCTGTGCGCTCGTAAACTCGGAACGGCAGGAGGACGACATCCTCACCAACCGGCGTCAGAGATGCCGGCTGCTCCCAGGCGGCGGCATCCCAATAGGTCGTGGGGTAGGGACTCAGCCGAAGATATTTGTCCACGCCGTACAGGCCGATGCTCCAATAAAGCTTCGTGCCGATGCGAACAAACCTGTAGACGTGAGACCTGTCCCAGCCATCATCCCGGTAGAGCTGGAACTCCGCGCTTGGGATGTAGGAAATCCCTTGGAAGACCTCGTTGTATCCCTGGAAAATACCCTCGACCGCGCCGAACAACGTCGGGAAAAGGTCGCGAGGTCCCATGGCAACAAGCTTGAGGGCCTTGCGCCAACTATTCTCAGGGATCGCCTTCGCCCATGTGAAGTTATACATCGAGGCGATGCGGTCAAAGGCGGACTTCTCCGCCTTATGGACGAGGGTGTCGCGCCAGCACTCTTCGGTTTGGGGCCACGAGAAATGCACGTCTCACCTCACGCGAAAGTTTCTGTCACGATGATGCCAGGGGTCTCTTCAGACGGAAGAACCGACTTCGAGTCGAAGACGACCTTCGTACCCTTTGGCATGTTGTTGTAGACGTCGTCACCGCTGACACCAAGGAATGCGGTCTGGGTCTTCGACGTGTAGCTGAAACGTCGGCCGGCGGCGTAGAAATAGCCGGACTGCTGGAAACCGAGTGTACTCTTCACGGTGATGACCGTGTCGAGGGCAGTGTAGTTCTCGGTCATATGGGTGACAGGTACACCACCGAGGTACTGCAGCTCCTTTCCGAACATGTAAGTCACGGACTCAAGGAGCTTCATCGGGAACGGCAGCGGATAGGCGTTGTAGTTGATCCACGGTGGCGACACCGGGATCGAGAACGGCACGAGGCCGCTGCTGCCAACGCTGTATACAGCACGGACGTAATATGTCCGACCTGGGCGAAGCAGGTCGGTTGTCAGGCGAAACTCAGTCGATGAAATGGTCTCGACCGAGACGAGCGCGTTCTCGCCGTCGAGAAGAAACTCCCAGGAGACGACTGTCACGGGAGTGCTGAGGTCTACGTCAACGTGGTTGATGTCGACGAGCGTCGGCGTGATGGTCGCGAACGTGGGCGTGATCGCGACAAACGGCGACCCTCTCCAATCGTAGGAGAGGGTAGACGTGTCGATGCCGTTGCTGCCAGGTACCCGGACAAACGGTGAGCCCCTGTAGTTGTAGTTCAGGGCGACGCTGTTGCTCGAAATGGACACGTCACACCGCCTGGCTGATGGTGATGTCGTCGATGTACACGGTTTCCGGCGTGCTGGTCACGAACCAGACCTTGGCGCCGAGCTCAACGACACCGCGCTCAGTGGGCGTGAACGTGATAATGACGTTCTGCCACGCGGTGTTAGACGCTTTGACAGTCTCGACGTCGGTGGTCACGCCAGCGATCTGCCCACCCTTGCAGATGAAGCTCGCCGCGATGTCCGTGGAGTCGGTCTTCTTCATCCACAGTGAGGCGGTCACAAGAGCGTTAGCCTCAACCGGCACCTGAGCGATAGGCAGGTAGAAAGGGAAGCCTTCATCGCGGTAAGGGCCAAGGAGACTTGTCAGAGTGATGCCCCACATCAGTCCAGCGCCGCCACTACGAGTAGTAGGGGCGCTGACCACCTCGACACCCACATCGAACAAGTAGTTCTGCCCGGTGCCGTTGTGATTCTTGGAGTCGAATCGACGGGACCTTGATGCCGGGTAGGCGTAGACATTCTCGTTACAAGAAGAGAACGTCAGGCCGCGACCGTAGTTCTCGCCACCGTACGTCTGAACGCCCTTATCACAGTTCGTAAACGTTCCTGACTCAAGCGCATTACCGGTAGCCGTCGAGTAGAAAGACGCGCCTGTATCGCAGTAGTTTGCTGTGATTGCCTGAACTGTGTTTTTCAAACACGCTGAAAACTCTACACCTGCAGAACAGTTAATCGCTGATACGCTGGTGATAGTATTATTCGAACACGAAGAAAAGTGAGCGCCCGTACTGCAGTAGTTAACTCTAGCTGACGTGACAGTGTTGTTGTTACCCTCAGACAGCAGCACACCGTATTGATTACAGTGAGTCGCTGTAATGTCTGTTACAGTATTTCGGAATGAACCTGCGTCCTCGAAGTGAAAACCAGAACTGTATCGGGTAACGTGAAATCGGGTAAACGTGTTGTAAGCGCGTGAACAGTACAGACCTGAACCGTTGCCGATTTGACCATCGTAAATCGTCACGCCGTTCTGCGTGTTGCTTACGGTGTCCCAACCGCCAGAGTAGTTTATCGTGCTTCCGTAAATACCATTATCGCGCGCTATGTTTGCAGAACCTGAAGCCACAGGTAGCGCAACAGGCTTCCGCAGATAGGTCGTAACGTTCTCAGTTGTCCCGATGTAGCCTCGTTTTGCACTAGAGCCTGACGGCGCAAACTGAGTGCTGCCGGCACGCTCTGCCAGCATGACCACACGACCGCTGATCGATTCAATCGCGAAGGTGTACTCGGTACCCCCAAAGGCCTGAGTATTCTTTGTGATGAGTGTATGAAGGTTCAGCCCAGCCGCATCGCAGGCGCTGATGTTGTCAACAGACAGGTACGCGCCTGCCTGCGTGGCCGTGTCTGAGTAAAGAGCGATCGACTGAATCGCTGCACCCAGGGAACCGCCGCCGGACTTCTGGATGACAAGCGGGTACCATTTGGCTTGCGCAGGTAGAGCAGGTACCAGGAAGGTGTCGACGACCGTCTGACCTGTTGTGTCTGAACAAAGGCAGACGCGGAACTCGTCAACAGCCAGCGGACTCGTGCCGTTTGATTTAACCCAGAGGGTAATCGAGTCGTAGCTGCTGAAGTCCGTGGACGTAATCGCCTTGTAGGCCAACCGAGCCGCCGCAGCACCTGCGACGATAATGTTGTCGACAACGTGCGTGACGTGAGCCGCGCTTTGCGGTGACTGGCCGCTCGGCGTGTCAAGTGTCAGGGTGCCGGAGTTCGACACGGAGATGCCCAGCGTGCAGCCAGTACCCGCTCCCCCGTATGTCGTGGCCTTACCAGAGCCGGCAGTATAGCCGCCCAAGACTGACTGAGTATCAAGCTGCACGGTCAGCACGTCACCGTCATCGACGTTGAGGATATTGAGTTGGCAGCCACTGCCGGCTCCGGTAGTGCTTATGAACGTACCGGTCGCATATCCCGTGCCGCCTGATGTGACAGACACGGTCAGGACGGGGTAAGGCGCGGCGCCAATCGTTAGAACGGTGACGGTCGCATTGTTGTCACCCCCTGCGATCGTCAGGATGTCACCGGGAGTGTAGCCAGTACCGCCGTTGCTGACAGACACAGTCAGGACAGGACCGGTCGTTTCAACAGTCAGAACCTCGACGGTCGCGTCAGCGGGACCGGAGTTGATCGTGAGGATATCGCCGGGAGTGTAACCCTTACCACCAGCGGTGATGGTAAACGAGTCGTTGACGTAGCCCCCAGTCAAAGTCCAAACGGACTCGCAGTTGTCGACCGTCTTGGTCTGAGCGGTATCCAAATAGACGACCTGCGAGTTGATCTTCCTGACCTTACCACCAGACCCGACGCCTACGCCAACACTGTTGGCGCCTGTCTCAGGCTCAGTCAGCTGGAAGGTGTTGAGCGTCTTGTTGGCGACCTTCCACGTCCCATTTGCCGTGGTGTTGGTCGTGTGGTCATAAACACGGATGTAGTCGCCGTTGTTTAGCCCGTGATTGGTCGATGTGGTGACCACGATCGGCGTGGCGTTGGTACTCGACGAGATGGAGACCTCAGCGCCGATAGGTCCGCCTGTCCAGGTGGCGCCACCGACGCTAACGGGGTCACCGCTCTTGGCGACGCGGATCGTGTCGCCCGGCTGAATGCGCGCAGCGAGAGGGCCGTCGGAAATGGTCTCCCACGCATCAGCCCATGAGCTTCCACCCCTGGGCGTGACGGTACCCGAGGCGTCCACGGTAGACTGCCACGTTGCGCCGTCGAGGTCAAAGTTGTCCGCATTGAAGACGGTGATTTTCCAAGCGCCGTTAAGCCAAGCGTCGAAGCCGGTGAGGTCGACGACGGCTCCGGTGGCCAGACCGTGACCTGTCTTGTTGATGCGCGTGATGGTACCGGATGGATTCGATGCCGTGCAGCTTGTAAGCGCTGCACGAGCCGAGTCATCACCTGGATTGCCGGAAACGGAGCCATCGTCGACATAGAAAGTTGCGTTGCTGTAGCTCACGGTAGCTCCGTTTTAGGTCAGTCGCTTCGGTCGGGGTAGGCATGCACGAACACGGTGTTGGGCAAGCCAGAGCGGACACCGTCCACCTGCATGCTGTCAGGCACGGGAACTGCCAGCACAGTATCCGGTGACACCGTGCTGATGGAAAGCCGGTCGGTCACACGGATGAGATACTCGCCCAAGGGAAGGGGAGGGATTCCGCACACGAGGCGGAGATTACTTGGCTCGGGGTAGACGTCACTACCCTGATCCTGCACACCGCTGTAGCAGCCGGGCTCCAGGATCGGATGAACCTGGCCGGCGGCGTCAATGAAGTCCACCCGGTAGGGACCCTTAGTCAACTCCTGTCCGGCGGACAGGAGCTCGATCGTCTGACCGCCCTCCTGAGAAAACCACTCAGGGTCAGGCGTTCTGAGCGGGCTGTACTCGGGGCTGTTGAAGGACCAATAGCCCCCGAAGTTGAGCGAGAACAGGAAGGTGACATCCGAGGTAGAGAATGGGTCCCCTGCCCCAAGCGCCGGCATGTAGTCGTTCGGAAAATCCGGGAACGTGAGCGGCGCCCCTGCCCCTGAGCCCGCGTAGGGGCCAGCGAAGTCAGGGAACGCCGTCGGGTCACCTGCGCCTGTGAAAGGGAAGCCGCTCACAGGGCAGCCTCACCGCGATTGTACTTGAGGATGACGGTTTTGACAGTGATGTCACCGATACCTGCGCCTGTCTCCCCCTCAATAATGATGGGAATGGCAGCCGTGTCCGTGATAGACATCACAGTCATTCCGTTCGCACCATGCACACCTGAGCTGTCCATCGTCTCAGCGAAAGAAAGCTGTGCTGACGACCCCGTGCGCATAATCGTAAACAATACCCTCAACCACCCGTTGTTGACGCTGGTAGAACGGGAGCTGACAGTGGAGCCACCAAACTTTATACGGGCGGTCTTGGAATGGTTGTTAGCCGCCGTCGCGAAGTAAACCTCGCCGGTAATTGAGGACCCGTCGGTGCTCAACG